TAACGGTCTGCGCTGCATGTACATTCCCGGTCAAGGGTTTTATTCAAGAGACGGCAAAAGGTGGAATGATGCTGTGCTGAATCATATCATTCCGCCCACGACAGACTACATTCTCGACGGCGAGTTGTATTGTCACGGAATGAGTCTACAGAAGATCAATGCTGCCGTGGGCGTTAATCGAATTGAGCCGGGCGAGAAGGCTAATTGGATTAAGTTCTTTGCCTTTGATCTCGTAGAGCCTAAGTTTAATGCGCTCACAAGAATGCTCCTTCTTGAGAAGATCATCAATGATCATCGCGAAGAGATAGAAATGCTGACGATGGTCGAGTGGGAGATCTGCAAAACTCGTATTGAACTCGATGCGTGTTACACGGACTATCTCGCCAAACAATTCGAAGGCCAAATGCTCAAGAGCGTCTTCGGTTCCTATATGCCTCAAGGCACAAAGGAACGACCGACGATGAATCTTCAGAAGCGCAAGGCTTTTCTCGACGACGAGTTCTTGTGTGTTGATCGAGTGATCTCGACGGAAGGTAAGTGTGCTGGCAAACTAGGCGCGCTTGAATTCATCACAACAAAAGGTGTGAGATTCGAAGTCGGGACCGGGTTCACCGATGAAGAACGTGAAGAGTATATCGCGCCCGATTATGACTTCCGACGCAAGGCAACGATCAAGTATCTCAACCTCACCGACGACGGTCGCCCGTTCAATGCGTCGTTTGTTGGGTGGCGCGAAGACATTTAACAACATGCCCACTCCACACATCCACTGCCTCACCTCGCTTAAGGTCGCCGGGACTGGAAGCTTCCGCTTAGCAAGCGGACAATTCCTTGGCGACTACGGAGCAAATCTTCAGAATCCAGACAAAGAAGCTCTCGATATTTACATAGCTCCTCCAAACCACACATTCGTCCAATGCGACCAGAGCGGCGCAGAGGCTCTTATCGTGGCCTATCTTACACGACCGGGGCGCTATAGAGAGCTCTTCAACGTGGGCATCAAACCCCATACCTTCATCGCGCTGCATATCTTCTGCGAGAGTATGCAGAACATATGGCCTCTCGCGGGCAAAAGTCCAAGCTATTGGAAATCTCTTAGTCCAACAGAACTTAAGCAAGACAAAGACTGGAAGCCTCTCGACAAAGCAATCAAATCCTCCGACAAAGAATACAAGATCGGCAAGATGGTCTGCCACGCTTCATCCTACAGAATGCGTGAGCGGACCTTCCAGCTTCAAACTCTCAAACAAAGTCACGGCACTCTTACATTAAGCCTCCAAGAATGCAAAGTCTTTCTTGGATTCTTCGCAACCCTATTCCCCGAAATCATAGAATGGCAAGATGAAATTGAATTTAACATTCGCACTAAACGTGAACTCCGGAATCTATTTGGATATCCGCGTAGGTTCGAGAGAACTATTACTGACTCTTATATCAGGGAAGGCATCTCGTGGGTTCCTCAATCCACCGTGGGCTGTATCACACATATCGCGGTCAACCGCTACAACACTGAGCGGCCTAAGAATACACTCCCAGCTATTAACAATAAACATGACTCTTTTCTGGCGTTGGTTCCAGATGGGATTGTCACTGACACGGCGAAGCACATGCAAGATTGCCTAGCAATATCGCTCACCGGCCGAGATGGAATAAACTTCACGATGAAGTCTGAGGCCCAAGCTGGAAAAAACTGGGGTAAATTCTCAAAAGAGAATCCCAATGGGATGAGAGACTTAGCCTAAAAGCGGCCCGAGAAAAGCTCCCTCCCCTTATGCGTCAAACGAACGACCGAATAACTCAGATCGTGAATGCGATCCGAGAAAAGATCAAAGAGTGGCCGCCCAACCTGCCGCCGCCCTCGGTCGTTATTGTACACGAGACTCACTTGCCCAGCGAGTTCGATCCGAACTTTGAAAAGCTAGAAGGTTTCGACGTAATCACCACACTACAAATCCGTAAGAACTCTGTGAGACTCGCTTACTTACATGAGCCTATATGAAGACTGGTGTTTGTACACAAAGGACGTACAAAGCCCGCAGCCTTTTGTCGACGCTGCCTTCTATTTCATGATCGGTGCCGCCCTTCAAAGGCGCGTCTGGTTCGGTGACTTAGACTTCCACGCAGTATTTCCAAATCAATACATCGCTTTCATCGGACCCGCTTCGGCGGGTAAATCTCTCATTACGAGTCCGATGAAAGAACTCCTCGATATTCCCGCCGAGATCAAAACTCCGGAGAATGATCTCGCTGCCGAGCTACTCGGCGAAGATGCATCAGACAACCGCAAAGGCGCCCGTCAGCCTCTTATCTATATCGCCCCAAACAGCACGACGTTCGAGCAATTCACGCAAGAGACTTCTCGCGTGGCTTATTTGCACCGCTACGTCGATGAACAAAATCGCAGAAAAGCCTATCATCACAGCTCTCTCGTATTCATCCTCGACGAACTAACCTCAATCTTTAAGAAAAATGCAGAACAACTCTCCGACTTTCTTCTCGAAGCTTATAACGGTGGAAGAAAGTACGTTCGAAAACTCAAACATAGCGACACAGACTTTTGTACAAATATGTGCATCAGTCTTCTCGGCAACACTACTCTCGGAAAGTTCCAAAGCCTACAGAATCAAGATATTCTCTCGGACGGTTTTATGGCTCGAACTATTATCGTATATGGCGTTGAAAAGCGTTTCCATTTATATTCCATTCCCCCACTTAGCGAAGAGCAGAAGCAAGCGAAGGTGCGCCTTCACTCTTACATTAGGGAACTTTCAAAGCTCTATGGCCCTTTGGTTCTAAACGACGAAGCTAAAGAATACATTCACTATCACTTCGAACTTCACCCTTCTTTAGTACATACGAACAAACACGCAATGCTCGACGAGTATTATGGCCGCAAGAATCTTCATCATCAGAAGATCCTGTTCGCCGTACATTTCTCTCGAACATTGGACATGACCATCACACGCGAAGATGCCGAAGAAGCCACAGCTCATCTTGCACGTCTTGAAAAAGATATGCACATTCCCTTCGTCGGCATGGGCCGCAACGAAAGCGCAAAGATTTCAGAAGATATCTGGCGCTTTATCAAAACTTCACATAGATCTACAAAGAAATCTATCTTCGTTCGTTTCTATCAATCCCTTAAAACACCCGATGAACTCACTAGAGTCCTCGATGACCTCACCACAATGGATCGAATATGCCGTGTCAAAGAAAACAACATTGAATACTATGCCGCCAAATAATAGTGCAGAAGAGATCTTGCGTCAAGCAATGATGAATGCAGGAATTGGTGTCAGCCTAACCAGCAACCAACAAGCCATTACGGCCCTTGAAAAAACAAATGCGGGTCGTAGACAAGAGTTCCTCGAAACCGTCAAACACTTCGTCTGCAAAGACCGCAACGTGACCCACGGCGACGCTGAGGATAACTTCCGTGTGATCGCTACCTTGTGGGATACTTATCTCCAAAGTACGCCTCCGCAGAATCTTGATTCCATCGACGTTGCCATCATGATGTGCCTCTTCAAAGTCGCACGCCTCATGGCCAATCCTAAAAACATGGAGAACTGGCATGATCTCGCGGGCTATGCAGCCTGTGGCGGTGGGATAGTAATGAAGCAGTTAGAAGAAGAGAAACCCTAACAAAAAGAAAACCCGCTCTGCTTATCACAGGGCGGGTTTTTTGTTTTTTAATTTTATCTCAAGCCACTCATTCCTTCTATCAAACTCTTTCGATACTTGTTTTCTTGTTCTCTCGTTAGATACCGCTTCAGTGTCTCAGCACCAGCGCCTTCCTCTGCGCCTTCGACAAAGCTCAGATATCTCGCAGCTTTCATTGGCTGCCTTTCCAACGAAGGCATGATTTGATTCTGACTTGTCTTATACTTCCTAATCCGGCTCGCATAATCTTCTGGCGTCGTTGCTTCTTCACGCGCTCTCGACACCAAAGAGAATGCCTCTTCGCCGGTCTTCTCTGACACAGAACCCCGCTCGAACTCTCTCTCAGCTAAGTTTCCATAATTCACAGAGAACGTCCCCGATTGCGTAGGTGCGCCCGTCAACTCATCAAACAACCGACGCTTACGACGATCATCATAACGCAAGTTCTCATCTTCATCCAACCAATTCTGCCCCACACGTGCAACCTGAATGTGTGACTTCGCCACATCCAGCATCATCTGACGCAAGACAAGACCAAAGTCTTCACCATCGTCAATCGCTTTCAACGCGGCCGCAACTTTCTTACTCGTGTCAAACACAGCATTCGCGACTGGCGCCGTCGCCATACCTTGAGCCGTTCCGCCAACCGCCGCAGTCGTAACCATCTTAGCCAGATCGCCAGCAATACCAAACGTGCCGACACTTTGCACCATGTTAAGAAGCTTCACGCTCAGTTGCTTCATTCCCTCAGCGCCAAGCTGCCCTTGATTCTCCTGCATCCAACTCTCAAGCTCGCTCCAATTCACGTCACGGCCCTCGCGGTTATTCATCCATTCGCGAATCTGTTCAACAGCCGCGCCGCCCATCACGCCGATAAGCAGATGTCCAAGCAAAGGCTTGACATTGCCCTGCAACGCAGGCTCGATTGCAAACTTCATGAAGCTATTGTATTGCCCAGCGCTCCATTTGCTCCATGTCAAATAAGGCGCAGCGCCACTCTCAAGCATCCACGCGGGAAGCTGTGTCATGTCATAAGAACCTTGCATCAACTGACCGAACTGTCCAGCAAGGTCTGCATCTGATCGAGTGCGCCAGTCAGGGCTAAGTGTGTCAAGCATGCGCACAGCTTCTTTGTCGCCCGTGGCCGCTTTGCGTTTGTTGATTTGTACAAGAACTTCGCC